GCAGTTAAAGCAAAAGATTCGACATTTAGAACAAATCAATCAAACGATCGAGATATGAAAATACTTAATTTATACGCTTGTTTAGGCGGTAACAGATACAAGTGGGATGAGGTAGCAGATATTGAAGTAACAGCCGTTGAACTTGACCCTGAAGCGGCACGTTTGTACAAAGAGCGTTTTCCTAATGATACGGTAATAATAGCAGATGCACACCAATATTTGTTAGACCATTACAAAGAGTTTGATTTTATTTGGAGTTCACCTCCTTGCCCAAGTCATTCAAGAGCGAGGTATTGGAATAGTTCAAATTACGAAACTACGACCGAACCTATTTACCCGGATTTAAAATTGTATGAAGAAATTTTATTTTTGCAGCATTATTATAAAACTGGAAAATTTGTAGTGGAAAATGTAATACCATATTACGAGCCATTGATTGCAGCACAAAAACGTGGACGGCACTTGTATTGGACTAATTTTATTTTACCAACGGATTTAAAAGAACGTCAATATAGAATTTCTGGAAATAAAGAAAACCCACAAAAAGACGAATTTAAAAACCTTTGTAAATTTCACGATTACGATTTTAGTAAATATGAAGGTAAACAATTAATAGTAAAAATGGCACGTAACTTAGTAGACTACGAAGCTGGTAAAACAATACTGGAAACAGCATTAGGAATTATTAGAAAAAAGGACGAAAAACAAACTTCAATATTTGATTACCTATGAAAACACGAAAATGTAAATACTGTAAGTCCGTCTTTTCACCGATTACAACGCTACAAAAGAATTGTTTTGAACCTAATTGCGTAGCTGAATGGATAAACGAAGTAAAAGACAAGAACTGGAAACGTAAAAAGGCGAAATTAAAAATGGACTTAATGACTTTGTCTGATTACTTAAAACTGACACAACAAATAGTAAACAAGTATATTAATTTAAGAGATAAAGGATTGCCATGTATAAGCTGTGATAAACCAATTACAGGACGCATAAACGCTTCTCACTTTTGGAATGCAAATAACCATTATAACGTTAGGTTTAATGAAGATAATATACATTCAAGTTGCATTAATTGCAATCAGTTTTTAAGTGGGAATTTGCTGGAATATCGCAGTCGATTAATTGCAAAGATAGGTATTGAAAGATTTAACATTTTGGAAGCTGAAAGTAAGAAAACACGAAAGTTCACAATAAACGAACTAAAAAAAATTATCAGTACATATAAAAAAAAGATAAAAGAATTAGAACTATATTAATAATTTATATTACTTTTGACAAAACACAAAACAAAATAGATATGGAAATTAAGTTAAAATGGATTTACCCAACAAAGGTAAAAAACAAGTACGGAAATATTTACGAGTATTTTTATGTACGTAGAAACAGAAAGTATTTATATTCAAGTCAAAGGTTAGAGGATGCACAAGACTTTGTAATTCGATACGCTGAAAAGAATAACATTAAAAACATTTACAAATGATTACGGGATTTGAAGAACACACCAGCGAATTAACAGCTGAAGAAATGCAAATACTAAATATAGTAATTCACGGATTTAGACAATATAAAAAAAACAATCCGATAAAAAGCGAATTAATAGTAACACGAATGAATCAGTATTTACAATACAACGGATACAAAATTAAAATGACTGGTCCGCGTTTACGCAAAATGGTTAATTACATTCGTTCAAATGGCTTAATTCCTTTAATAGCGACGTCACACGGGTATTTTACAAGTGATTGTAAGCAAACTATACTTGAACAAATAACAAGCCTTCAGGAACGCGCAAACTCAATTGAGAATGCGGTGCAAGGTTTAAAGAAATTTTTGTAGTTTTTTTTTAAAAGCTATTATTATATTAAAAATTAATATTATATTTGTAGAAAATTAAACAAAGTTATTATGAAACATTTATTAAAGTCGCTGGCCGCGTTCCAGCAAGAAGTGAAAGTAATTCACAAAGAAACGCAAGGGTACGGGTACTCATATAGTGATCTTCCAAAAATATTTAGCGAAGTAAATCCATTACTACAAAAACACGGATTAGGATTCACACAGTTAATTAACTCACAAGACGGATTAAACTATCTTAAAACGGTTTTATTTCACGTTGAAAGCGGTGAAATGATTGATTCAAATACTTTAATTCCATACGTACAATTAAAAGGTATGAATGATTTTCAAAGTTTCGGTTCTGGAGTTACGTATTTTCGTAGGTATTGTTTAAGTTCAATTTTAGGATTAGTTACCGACAAAGACACGGACGCATCAGGTGAACAGGTTAAAACAAAGAAAAAGCCTAAAATTGACAATGATAGACTTGAAAAAGCAATTGCAGCCGTTAAAAGTGGTAAATATGAATTAGCTGATATACCATTAAACTTTGATTTAACTGATGAACAAATAGAAATGCTTGGGAAAATATGAAAGTACGTTGTTCACAAATCGGCAAAATAATGACGAACCCCCGAACAAAGGGGGAACGTCTTTCTCAAACTACTAAAAGCTATATTTTAGAATTAGCAATACAAGAAAAATACGGAATACATAAAGAGTTTTGGAGTAGATACACGGACAAAGGAAACGAAGTAGAACCCGAAGCGATTAAATTAACTGAAAGTGTTTTAGACGTAGGCTTTATTTACAAGAATGAAGAACAATTTTATAATGACTGGGTAACAGGAAAGCCCGATGTAAACACGGATGTACTAATTGACGTTAAAAGTTCTTGGGATGCGTTTACGTTTTTTGACAAGGCAATAGAAAACGAACTAAATAACAAAGATTATTACTACCAGCTTCAGGGTTATATGTGGCTAACTGACAAACAAGAGGCTTTATTGTGTTATTGTTTGATTGATACGCCTAAACAAATTGTTGACGATGAAGTTAGAAGGGAACACTGGAAACAAAATGTAATAGGAGAAAGCGACGATATAAGAGAGTTTGTAGAAGATAAGCATACATTCGGGCATATACCTATGGAAAAGCGTGTTAAAACGCACGTAGTAAAGCGAGACGATGAAGTTATCGAAGATATTAAAACACGAATTGAAGAATGTAGAGATTATTATAACAACTTAATTCAATTAATATGAACCCCGAAGTAAACCAAGAAATACAAGAATTAAAAAAAGAACTAAAAGAATTAAACCAATTAGTAAAAGCCTTATTAACGGTAACAGACGAAGGCGGTACTGTAAATGCTGATTCTTTAGTAATTAAAATGTTAAAAGTAAAAATAAATAAAAAGTAAAATGGAAAAAAGAGACAACAGCGGAGCGTTATTTACAAACGACAAAAAGACGAAAGAAACGCACCCCGATATGAACGGTAAAATAACAATTTTAGGACGTGAATTTTACATAAGCGCATGGAAAAAACAAAGTAACAACGGTAAAAACTATTTAAGCTTATCAATAAAGCCAGCTGAAGAACAACAAGCGAAGCCGCAAAGCAATGATATTTCCGACTTCTTAAATGATTTCTAAATGAAAGCAAGTAAAATAATAGCAAATAGCGACGAGTTAACACGTAAAATGTTACGTGACTACCTACAAAAACACGAACTATCTTTAAATGCTTTTTGTTTGGATGCTAAATTGCACCAAAGTAATATTCACACGTTTTTAAATGGTAAGTCTTTAACAAGTAAAACGATCCAGCGTTTAGCGAAATACCTAAATGAAAAAGGAATGTAATCAATAAAAAACAAATATATGTTTAATTTAACAACAGCACCAATGGCGAACAATAGTAACCACGTGCAAACAGGAAAAGAAGTAAACAAGGTTTACAAAACAAATGATTTATCAATTTTTAAACAGATTGACGGTAACAGAATTCCGAATTTACAACACGTTAAGCGATTAGCTGATTCTATTCGTGTTTATGGAATGAAGTGTAATCCGATTTTAGTTAATGAACGAATGGAGGTAATAGATGGACAACATCGTTTAATGGCTGCTAAAGAAGCTGAATCATTTGTTTATTACATTATTGTAAATGGATATTCATTAAATGAAGTTCACACATTAAATCTTAATCAAAAGAATTGGAGTAAAAAAGATTTCATGGAGGGTTATGCTAATATGGGAGTTGAATCTTATATTAAACTTCGTGAATTTGTAAATAAAAATGATGATTATAGTTTTAATGACTGTATTGCAATGTGTTCAAATATAACAGGCGGTGGTGCTGTAAATAATATTTCTAATAAATTTAGGGAAGGTAAAATAATGAATCAACAAGAAGTATTTGAAGAAGGAACTTGGAATGGAAAAGATTTTGAATTAGCAAAAGAATGGGCAAATAAAATACGAATGGTTAAACCATACTATTTGGGATATAATCGAACAGCATTTGTTGGCACAATGATAGGTTTATTTCAAAATAAAAATTTTGACTTTAATGAATTTATGCACAAAATAAGATTACAACCAACAGCATTAGTTGATTGTGCTAATCGTGAACAGTATAAAACTCTTATTGAAGATATTTATAATTGGAGAAGCAGAAATAAAGTAAGTCTTCGCTATTAATGTAACTCAGGCTCGGCAAAGTCAAAGAGTGCGGAACGTAAAAAATTCCGCATTTTTTTTTCTAAAAGTATTGTTTATTTAAAAAGTTATATTAATTTTGAAGAAATAATTAAAACAAAGCACTATGAAAACACGTAATTGGAAAATTGAAGCAGTAGATTTTTACAACCGTAAAGGATATTTCGATATTAACTTAGGTAGGTTTGGCTCAATGGAGTTTCAATTTGAAGTAGAATTTACAAGAGATGGAAACGAAGTAGAAGATTTACAAGTTTATATTACGAGATATGATTTATACGACCACGAAGGTAGTTACGTAAAACACGGAATACTAAACAACCGTAATTCAAAACTAATTTGCGAAACATTAGAGGAATTAATTTACGAAGACCCAACTGAATTTGGTTTTGAGTACGAAGATGAAGCTGAAGAAATTTTACACTACCAAGAATTAATGCGCGACGATAGATAATTAAAAAAAAAGTATAACTTTGTAGTGTGAGATACATTCTACTACTACCGTTTTTGATAACCCTATTTATTTTAGATAGGGTTTTTCTTGTTTTGGTATATTGGAAAAGTGCGCATAAATTTGAAAGGTGGGTATATAAAGACGAATTAATATTGGAATCAATGTTTCGTGTTACAATAGGTTTATTAAGTTTTTTAGTTATTCAGTTATTTATTTCGATTTGGTAAATGAAAAGTTTTTATTAGAACTAAGTAAACACCACAAAGACTGGATTAAAATTGTAGGCACTTTTGGAGAAGAATTTTACGCTGAAGATATAGTTCAGGAAATGTATTTAAAGATGGCGGTAATAAATAACGTTGAGAGATTTTATTTAAACGGCAAGTTGAATAAAAACTTTGTTTGGACTGTTTTAAGAAACATGACTTTTGATTATAAAAAGAGCAAAACACGAATAACAAAAGTAAGCATAACGGAAGCCTACCAGATAAAAGACGAATACTTGCCTGAAATACTTGAAGCAAAGAAACGATTAGAAATAAAGATAAACCAAGAGGTTAAACAATGGCACTGGTACGATCAACTATTATTTGACCTTTACCGAACTTCAGGAATGAGTACAAGGCAAATTGAAGGCGTTACTGGAATAAGTTTTAAAAGCGTATGGAAAACAATTAAGACTTGCAAAGAACGCTTAAAAGATAATGTAAAAGAAGATTACGAAGATTTTAAGAACCAGGATTACGAATTAATAAAATAACATGGAATTCAAAATAGGTGATATTATAAGGGATGTTGAAGATGGCGACTGTTATTATGTAGGTGAAGTAACTGAAGTAGAAAATAATGAAGTTGCAAAATACAAAGTTTTAGATGTGTTTTGGTGTGGGGATTACATCAAAGACGATGAATATATAGGTAAAATAATAGAACCACAATGGTGGTATATAACTAAATAAAATAAATTATGGAAGAAGAAGAAAAATGCAGAACTAAAATGACTTACATTAGAGTTGTAAGACCCGATTATGCAGAACACTTTTTATCAATTCCCGGTGAAATGTATGTAGATTTTGTAAATGATTGCACGGTAATTTATTCACGTGAAAATTGTAAGGTTAATAAATGCGTTGCAGTATATCCGAAAGATTATGTTATTGAACGAATTAAAAATTAAATTATGACAAGAAAAAGACGAACAAAAGCCGAAATATTAGCGGCTAAAAGCGAAGGATTAGGGGACACAGTAGAAAAGGTTTTAGAAGCTACTGGAGTATCAAAGGTTGCAAAATGGTTACTTGGTGAAGATTGCGGTTGTGACGAACGTAAAGCAAAGTTAAACGCTTTATTTCCGTACCGTAAACCTGAATGTTTACTAAAAGACGAATACGAATATTTAAAAGAATGGTATTCTGAAACACGTTATTCAATGAAGCCTACCGAACAAAAGGAACTATTAAGGATTTATAATAGGGTATTTAAAGTAAATATGCAACCAACAAGCTGCGGTTCTTGTCTTCGTGATGTAATAAATAAATTAGACATATTATTTAACACGTACGAAGATGCCAATTCCTAAACCACGAAAAGACGAAAGTAAAAAAGACTTCATTCAAAGATGCATGATTGACGATACAATGACTTTTGAATACGAAGATATAGACCAACGTTTAGCGGTATGTTCAACAACTTATGAAGAAAAATTAACAAAACACGAATTAAAAAATGGCAAAAGTAGGTAGACCAAGAAACTTAGATAGTCCCGAACAACTTTACGAACTATTTAAAAAATACAAAGAAGACGTAAAAGCGAACCCGAGAATAAAAAGCGTATTCGGAGGTAAAGAATTTGAAGAAAGAGCCGAGCCTTTAGAAAGACCTTTAACAATGGAAGGATTCGAAATATTTTGCTGGGACGAAGTAGGAGTAGTTGAAGACTATTTCATGAATAGAGATAAAAGATATTCAGAATTTACCGCTATCTGCTTACGCATACGCAAAGAAATACGCGAAGACCAAATAACGGGCGGTATGGTAGGACAGTATAACGCAAGCATTACGCAACGTTTAAACAACTTAAAAGAACAAGTTGAACAAACGAATATCGAACAACCTTTATTTAAATTAAGTGATAATAACGACAGCAATTCGTAAAATAGAAGCTTTAAAAAAACGAATTAAAATTATTCAGGGCGGGACAAGTGCGGGGAAAACATACGGAATCCTACCGATATTAATAACAAAGGCGGCTACATTTCCACGAACTGAAATAAGTATAGTAGCTGAAACAATACCACATTTGCGCAGAGGTGCTTTAAAGGACTTCTTACGCATTATGAAAGACACTGGGCGTTACTTTGATGAACGCTTTAATAAATCACTTTTAAGATACGAATTTGCAAATGGAAGCTTTATTGAATTTTTTAGTGCGGATGACAGTAGTAAGTTACGTGGTGCTCGGCGTGATATTATTTATATTAACGAGTGCAATAATGTTACCTTTGAGTCTTATAATGAACTTGCTATACGGACTAAAAAAGAAGTATTTTTAGACTTTAACCCAGCTAATGAGTTTTGGGTACATACCGAACTAAAAGACGAACCCGACGCAGACTTTATAATACTTACCTACAAAGACAACGAAGCTCTTGACAAGTCAATTATTGACCAAATAGAAAAGAATCGTGAGAAAGCCTCTACAAGCGCATATTGGAGTAACTGGTGGCGTGTTTACGGGTTAGGCGAAATAGGAATGTTAGAAGGTGTTATATTTAGTAACTGGAAAACTATCGATATACTACCGAAAGAAGCTAATTTAATAGGTATTGGATTAGACTTCGGTTATACAAACGATCCAACTGCAATAATAGAAATATACAATTACAACGGGCAACGAATAATAAACGAATTGAAGTACCAAACGGGAATGTTAAACAGTGATATTGCAAACGCACTACCGAAACACGTACCCGTTTACGCTGATTCAAGCGAACCGAAAAGCATTGAAGAAATAAAACGCTACGGAATAACAATAAAAGGCGTTACAAAGGGTAAGGATTCAATAAACTACGGTATTGATGTTATGCAACGTAACGAATATTTAGTTACTTCAAATAGTACCAACCTAATTAAAGAACTTCGAGCGTACTGCTGGGATACTGATAAGCAAGGCACACGCCTAAACAAACCGATTGACACAAATAATCATGGTATTGATGCGCTACGATACCACGAAATGGAAACGTTAGGAATGAATTCTAACTACGGTAAGTATCATATTTGGTAAATAAATAATATTTCGTACCCGTTCAAGTATGCAAATAGTGTGAATTATATTTACAAACTACAAAAACACGAATTAAAAGTTAATATATAGAATGAAAACAGAAATTGTAATCCCTACTTCATTAAGTGAAATACCGTTAAAGAGCTACCAAGAATTTATGAAGGTAGTTGAAAAGTCAAATGACGAAGAATTTATCGGTCAAAAGACTATCGAAATATTTTGTGGTTTAAAAATGAAAGACGTAGTTAAAGTAAAATGGAGCGACGTTAAAAGCTTGACCCTACATTTAAACGAAATATTCAAAGCGAAGCCTAAATTTCAAGCTACGTTTAAAATAAAGGATATGGAATTCGGGTTTATTCCTAATTTGGAGGATATGAGTTTTGGAGAATACATTGATTTGGAAAGTAATATATCAAGCGTAGAAACTTTCCATAAGGCAATGGCGGTAATGTACCGACCTATTACAAAGAAAGTAAAAGACCGTTACGAAATATTTGAGTACAAAGGCACGGATGAATTCAGCGAGGTTATGAAATACGCTTCATTGGATGTTGTCTTAGGTGCAACGGTTTTTTTTTCGACTTTAGGAAGCGACTTAGTACAACATACGCTTACCTCTTTGGAGACGGAGATAAAGAAGAATCCGAAGATAATGACTTTAGCGAAAGAACGCAATTTAATAAAAGATGGGGATGGTACAATTCAATCTATGCGCTTTCTCAGGGAGACGTTACAAAGTTTGATGAAGTTACCCGACTGGGAGTTAGAAAGTGTCTTACCTACCTCACTTATGAAAGACAAAAACGAGAAATAGAAGAACGAGAATTAAAAAAAATACAAAGACATGGCTAATTATTACACTGTTTTAGATACGTTAAAAACCAACTTAGAAAACGATCCATTTGTAAACACGGTTACTCAAGGCGATATATTTGCGGTCGATTTGGCAAAGCAAACAATATTCCCTTTAGTTCATATTATAGTAAATAACGCAACGTTTGAAAGTAATATAATTCGTTTTAACGTGAGTTTAATGGCAATGGATATTGTAAACAAATCAAAAGACGAAGACACAAATATATTCGACGGTAATGATAATGAAATATATGTACTGAATACTATGCTTTCAGTATTGAATAGGTTGTACGAAGAACTTAGACGTGGCGACTTATTTACGGATGCGTTCCAAGTAGACGGTAATCCAACCTTAGAAGCTTTCGCTGAAAGGTTTGAAAACTATTTAGCTGGTTGGACTATGACCTTTGACATTTTAGTTCCTAATGAAATGACTGTTTGTTAATGAGTGAAAGATTAAAAGCCTTACAAAAGTTCCGTGATTTGGTAGTAGCTGAAGCGAAAGCCAATTTACAAAAGATGGGTAAAGATAGCAGCGGTAAATTATCGAACTCAATAAAAGGAGACGTTAAAGAAATGCCTAACTCGATTGGAGTATATTTTGAAATGGAGCCGTATGGAAACTTTCAGGACAAAGGGGTTTCAGGAACGCAAAGAAAATTCGATACTCCTTATTCGTATAAATCTAAAATGCCGCCGCCAAGTGCGTTTGACAAATGGATAGTTCGTAAAGGTATTGCACCACGAAGCGCTACGGGAAAATTTCAAAGTAGAAAAGGGTTACAATTTGCAATAGCTCGAAGCGTGTTTAAATACGGAATAAGACCAAGCTTATTTTTTACCAAGCCATTTGAAGCAGCCTACAAAACTTTACCCGATACGTTAATAGATAAGTACGGTTTGGATGCCGAACAGCTTTTAAATGAAATATTAGACCAAAATTTAAAGAATATAAAATGAGTATTTTTGCACGTTCACCTTATATAGTAGAAATATCCGAAACAGGACAAGACGGTTCTAAGTTAGAAGTATTTATTTGGAACGGTACGGGGAGCGCACCAGCTTCGCCAACTTACACTTTGAGTAAATTAATACCAGCTTCAAACAACGTAAAGACGTATTACAATATTTCGCCTTACATTCGTGAGTATATTAGTTGGAATACAAGACAAGAAATTTATAATACTTTTCCAGCAAGTCAAACTACGCAATGGTGTAACGTTCAATTGAAAAGATACAAATTAGACGGTGGTGTTTACACGCTACTTAGTACAAATTCATACGTTGCTTATGACGGTTTTGGTTGGTATGAACAAGGGTATAATTACACACCGACCTATGACATATTACACGACGAAGGGACGTTTTTTTATTACTACGATGGCACAAACCCAAGTACAAATTCAAGTAGAAGGGCTGGTCATATAATGGTTAAAACTGCGACAAGCTACAAAGCAAAATATACTAACTTGGCAACGGCTGCTACATTCACACAAAACTTAACAAACAATTCTATTTTAGACGTTCCTACCGTTTATCAAAATTATTATGCTGGCGGAAATAAATTAGAAATAATAATTAATATTTTAGGTAGTGATGTTACCGTTTGGACGGGTTACTTTAAACCTTTCGAGCTATGCCGCTATACAGCCGTTTTGTGCGACTTTGTAAACAAATATGGGTGTTGGCAAAGGACGTGGTTTTTCGCAGCGTCTAACGATACATTCAGCATTGAAAACACGGAATACAATTTAATGCAAAGCACGTTTCCTAACTACAATACTTTAGAAGGTCAACGCAAAGTATTCAACACAACGGCAAAACGTAGTATAAAAGTAAACACTGACTGGGTAACTGAAAGCTACAATGATTTGTTGGAGCAGCTAATGACAAGCGAACGAATATTAATAAACAGTTTACCGGTAAAGATTAACACGAAGTCAACGGAGCTATTTAAGAATATAAACCAAAAAATGATTAACTATTCTTTGGAGTTTGATTTTGCCTTTAATGCAATAAATAATGTAATATGAGGCAAGTACAGGTTTATATTGAAGGACTTAAGATTGAACTATTTGAAGACGAACAAATTAATGTTACTTCAAGCGTTCAAAACATTAACGATATTTCAAAAGTATTTACTGATTTTTCGCAAAGCTTTACCGTACCAGCTTCAATCGTTAACAATCAAATATTTCAGCACTTTTACCAAACGGATGTAGATAGTACAATAGACCACAATATAAGAAGAAACGCGTTAATTGAAATTGATTTAACTACTTTCAGACGTGGTAAAATTCAGATTGAAAAGGCGAATGTAAAAAACGGCTTACCTGAAAATTACCAGCTTACTTTTTATGGTGAAATACGAACTTTAAAAGATTTGTTTGGCGAAGATAAATTGAATCAATTAGATTTTAACGCGCTGGAGTTTGCTTATAACGGAACGAATGTTTATAACAGAATAACGGATATTGCAACAGATTACGACGTTCGTTACCCTTTAATTGCAAGTAACAGAGTATGGACGTACCACCACGGGAGCGAAGATATTACACAAAACGCACACGCAATACGTTACGATGAATTATTTCCAGCGGTAAAAATAAATAAAATATTTGGCGAAATAGAAAACAAATACGGCGTTACTTTTACGGGAACATTTTTAACAGACCCGAAATTTACACAATGTTTTTTGTACGGTAAAAACACGAATGAATATACCTTTTTAACTGAAAGTACAGACGTAGTAATTGACCAAGTAACAGCAACGGTAATTGAAGATAATACACTACCAAACCCAGGCGATTTAACATATACGGATATTTACCAAGACGAAATAAACGTATTATTTGCTCAAGACGTTCAATTTAGTGTAATTAGTTTTCAACTATTAAATCAATCAGCAGTTGGAACTTGGTATATTGACGTATTTCAAGACGGTAATTTTTATCAATCGATTGAAGGAAATACTACGGGAGTTTTTGGTAATATAAGTTTTCAAAACGTTTCAGGATTAGATACAACTTTAACTTTCAAAATGAAAGCAACGGTTGCTATGAATGTAGATATGTTAATTAATTACCAAATAACAGGAGTAAACGGATTAAGTAATTACGCACAAATAAGCACTGTACAAACTGTTTTAGCTGGTAATGTAAGCATTAATTCAACGCTGCCAGATATGAAGGTAGGCGATTTCTTTTCAGGCGTTTTAAAAGAGTTTAACGCAACTTGCGTAGCTACTTCAGAAAACACTTTTGAAATACTACCTTTAGAAGATTGGTATTCACAAGGCGCCATTGTAGATATAACAGAACATACCGATATTGATTCAATAGATATTGAACGAATTAAGTTGTATAAAAAAATAGCTTTTAAATATCAGCAATCCGAAAGTTTTGTTAATCGTAATTTCTTTAAAATATCGAATAGCGAATACGGAAATATGGAATACCAATTTGCGTACGATGGCGACGAGTATGTAATAGAAGTTCCTTTTGAAAATTTATTATTTACGCGTTCTATTGACAATTCAAATAATTACGCTATTTTAGGTTATTGCCTTAATGA